CAACCGATAGAAAAGAGTAGGTATGTTGCAATACCAAAGTTGGCTAATGTTCGCGTTATACCTTTTGGTTATAGAGTGGATGATGTTGATGAAAACCTACTCCAACCTATCCCTAAAGAACTTGATGCTCTTGAGCTTGCAAAGAAATACGTAAAACAATATTCGTACAAACAAGTAGCAGCATGGCTGTCAAAAGAAACAGGAAGAAGCATTAGCGAAGATGGTTTACGACAACGCATACGTAGAGAACAGGAACGGGGAAAACGTCATAACTACTATCGATCCCTTGCCCGCAGATACAAAGAAGCGCTCGAGGCCATCGAGAGGTACGAAGACAGGCTCGGTAAAGAAGAAAAAACCAATTTCTTCGCCTCAGATTATTACGTCTCCATCAAAGACAAAGGAGCTAAGCTCTTACACACTTGATGTTCCTGAGGAAGTGAAGGAACAAAATGTTGTCTTCACACCCAATCCAGGACCTCAGACGGCTTTCTTAGCCGCTGCTGAGAGAGAAGTGTTGTTCGGGGGCGCTTCGGGTGGCGGGAAGAGCTATGCCATCTTGGCAGATCCTCTTCGTTACATCTCTCATCCGCAGTTTTCAGGGCTTTTGCTTCGACATACAACGGAAGAATTGAGAGAACTCATCTGGAAAAGCCAAGAACTCTATCCAAAAATCATTCCCGGCATCGTTTGGAGTGAAAGAAAGATGCAGTGGGTTGCTCCTGGTGGAGGCAGATTGTGGATGTCCTATCTTGACAGAGATGAGGATGTGTTGCGATATCAGGGACAAAGTTTCTGCGTAGAAGAGAACACGCCTGTGGCTTTGTCTGATGGCTCTTTCATCCCCATGAAGGAGCTTCGTGTTGGGGATGAAGTAGCCACATTAGAGGGAAGCAGTAAAATAGTTTTTAAGTCACCACTTCTTCAGAAGAAGTGTGTTCGCGTTGAAATCTACTCCGCTGACGGACGTTTGCTCTCTGTTCAGCTTCAGCCGTATACTCATCCCATAGCCCTGCTTTCTTCAAAGCCTTTGTTATCGTTTGACGATTTGTATCAAAACGCTGAGCAACTGCTGTCATCCCCTGTTCAATGGCTAGCTTTTGAACATATTCAATCTGATTGTCAAGAAAACCAGGGCTCTTCCGTTTCTTCAGTAGGTGGTCAAAGCGGTTGTAAAGAGTCTGAGCATGACATCCAAGAAGATCAGCGGCTTCCTTTGTTGTTCTTCCCTGCAATGCTTCACGGACCTGTTCTTCAGTCAAGTGAAGACCATGTTGCCACTCAATGTTATACATCTTGCAAATCTTTGCCACAGTCGTTGGACTCATGTCAATACTTGCAAGAGTCTTCTTTGGATCAGCAGCAGCTTGACGAATTCGATCAATCGCATAAGGATCGTAGCAAAGCTGTACATCTTCATAGCGATGGTGATGTGCAAGATGCTCAGACTGAGAAGCAAACAACTGAAGGTTGGAAATGTCGTTGTTTGCTTTGTTCTTATCGATATGGTGGACGACTTCTTTGCGAGAAAGAATCCGATCAATGCTCCTCTCCATCACAAGACGATGCTGAGCAACCAGACCATGACAAGTTCCGTGCCGATGGTAAGGGTTGTACTCAAGAATGTAGCCAGTACCGGCTTTCTTGGTATAACCACCCCTATACCAAAGAGCAGCGGCGTCTAAGAGTTCCTGCGAAATTGGGTTTTGTCCGTTTTGTTCCATTAGAAAATCCTTTCTGTAATGTTTACGACCTCACTGTCTATGAGTGTAATCATTATATCACCTTTGGAGGAATTGTCAATAAGAACTGTTGGATTGGTTTTGACGAACTAAGCCAATGGGCAACCCCTTTCGCATGGAACTACATGCGTTCGCGTCTTCGTACAACAGCACCTGACCTGCCTGTGTACATGAGAGCAACAACTAACCCAGGAAGTGCCGGTCACTCTTGGGTGAAAAAGATGTTTATTGACCCGGCACCTTATGGTCAGCCTTTCTGGGCAACAGACATTGATACAGGTCAGGTACTTAGCTATCCAAGAGGACATAGCAAAGAAGGACAACCTCTCTTTAAGCGTCGTTTTATCCCTTCAAAGCTGTCAGATAATCCATATCTGTACTCTTCAGGCGACTACGAAACCATGTTGTTGTCGCTTCCGGAGCAACAACGTCGTCAACTTCTTGATGGTGACTGGGATGTTGCTGAAGGTGCCGCGTTTCCTGAGTTTAAGAGAAGCGTTCATGTCGTTGATTCCTATGACATTCCTCATGATTGGCCTAGATTTAGAGCCTGTGACTACGGATATGGAAGCTGGTCTGCTGTTTTGTGGTTTGCTGTAGCTCCAGATGAGTCACTAATAGTGTACAGAGAGCTATATGTCACTAAAGTGCTTGCAGAAGACTTGGCAGAGATGGTGTTGAACGCTGAAGACGGTGAAAAGATACGTTATGGTGTTCTAGACAGCTCTACATGGCATAAAAGAGGCGACACAGGCCCTTCCATTGCTGAAAGAATGATAATGAAGGGGTGTCGTTGGCGTCCTTCTGACAGAAGTGCTGGTAGTAGAGTGTCTGGTAAGAACGAAATACATAGACGTCTTCAGATAGATTCCTTCACAGAGCGTCCGCGTATTGTCTTTTTCAGCAACTGTGTTAAAACTATTGCTGAACTACCAACAATACCTCTAGATAAGAAGAATCCAGAGGACATTGACACCAACATCAACTTTGATCACGGATATGACGCATTGAGATATGGTGTAATGTCAAGACCGAGGAGTAAAAACATCTTTGACACTAATACATCGGGGCAGAGCGGCTTCGCTCCAGCATCGAAAGTTTTTGGATACTAGGACACTATGGCAAAAAACATCGACACACCCTTCACTGACGACAAAGCCATTGGCTTGCCTGACAGCACTGATGCTGTTCAGGACACATTCAAGCCTACAACGCTAGCCCGTCACATTGAAGAGCGCTTTCAGCGTTCTAAGACGGCTCGTCGCTTTGATGAAGATCGTTGGTTGCGTGCCTATACCAACTACAGAGGCATCTATGGCCCTGACACCAAGTTCACTGAAGCAGAGAAGAGCCGTGTCTTCCTGAAGATTACGAAGGTAAAGACTCTGGCAGCATACGGACAAATCACCGAGGTGCTGCTGGCTAACAACAGCTTCCCGTTGTCTGTAGAGCCTACAACGCTACCAGAAGGCGTTGCAGAGCACGTTCACATTGATACCAACCCCCAGGCTGCACAAGGCCAACAAAGCGCTCCTGAGCCCGATTTAGGGGCTCTGTTTGGCTATAAGGGAGACGGCAAAGAGCTTCCTCCTGGTGCAACCCCACAGAGCCTTATGGAGCGTCTTGGTCCTCTGAAGCAATCGCTTGAGGGCTTGGATGTCAAGGAAGGGGCAGGACAGACACCAACCTCCATCACCTTCAGTCCTGCAATGGTAGCGGCTAAGAAGATGGAGAAGAAGATTAAGGACCAACTTGAGGAGAGTGGTGCTAGCAAGCATCTGCGTGCTACAGCGTTTGAAATGGCGTTGTTTGGCACAGGTGTTATGAAAGGCCCCTTTGCTGTAGACAAAGAATATCCCAAGTGGAACACTGATGGTGGCTATGAACCCATCATCAAAACGATGCCGCAAACGTCTCATGTCAGCATATTCAATAGCTATCCTGATCCAGATGCTACCAACATGGACGAATGCGGCTACTTTATCGAGCGTCACAAGCTGAGTAAGTCTCAGTTGTTAGCTCTAAAGAAGCGTCCAATGTTCCGTAACAAAGTCATTGACAACCTCATTAACGAAGGACCAAACTACATCAAGGAATGGTGGGAAGACGATCTCAATGACTATTCTCCCGTTGCTGAAGTGGAACGATGGGAAGTGTTGGAGTTTTGGGGCTCTGTTAATGTTGAGATGTTGGAAGAGAACGACATTGATGTTCCCAAGGAATTGAAGGACGCTGTCGAAGTTCAAGCCAACATCTGGTATAGCCAAGGCAAGGTGATTAGGCTTGTCATCAATCCGTTCAAGCCTGCCCGCATTCCCTACTATGCTGTGCCTTATGAACTCAATCCATACTCGTTCTTTGGCGTTGGTGTTGCTGAGAACATGGACGATAGTCAGACGTTGATGAATGGCTTCATGAGGTTGGCTGTGGACAATGCTGTGCTGTCTGGCAATCTGGTGCTGGAGGTGGACGAGACCAACCTTGTGCCCGGCCAAGACTTCACTGTATATCCAGGTAAGGTGTTCCGTCGTCAAGGCGGTGCTCCAGGTCAAGCCATCTTCGGAACACAGTTTCCTAACGTAGCTGCTCAAAACCTGCAACTGTTTGATAAGGCTCGTGTTTTAGCTGATGAGTCAACAGGATTGCCTTCGTTTGCACACGGACAAACTGGTGTCTCTGGTGTTGGTAGAACAGCCTCTGGCATCTCTATGTTGATGTCTGCTGCAAGCGGTAGCATCAAGACAGTGATTAAGAACGTTGATGACTATCTGCTGCGTCCGTTGGGTGAGTCCTT